TAGGAGGCGATTTAATGGATCGTAAATTGTTATTGCGGAGTAGACGAAGATTGAGAAATTCTTTGAGGAGAGAGAATTGTTGGGTTTTAATTAAGACCAGAGTTGAACGCGTAGTTACAATTATTAGTAAAGGTAGAGTTTTATTGCAAGTAAATATCTTAGGGAAGTGCTACTGTACCGTCGACAGGACATTCAACGCTGCATCGCGCCAGTTTTTGTGTGATTTCTTGTCTGATTACAGTCGTTACGCCCTTTTTCAGGGAACTAAGATCATGGCGACCAACGAAGGCCAGATCATCTCTCAGATGATCTCCATGGCCGATAAGCATGGCGCTCTGACCACCATCCCAGGCGCGCACTTCAAGCTCGCAACGTTGGTGAAGGTTAAGGACGATGAGAGAGTTAAGGACATCATCGAGGAAGTCGTTGAGGAGATGGGGCTAGATGAGATTTACAATTCCCACATCCGAACTGATGAGATCACGGACCCGAAGCTTCATGCTGAGGGCCTGCTTGTTCATTTCAGTGAGGAGGGGAACAAGCCCTGCCATTTGGATGATGACGACATTGCCGACATGGTACTCGACGCGTGGTTGCACGACGCCCCCTTCGGAGGCGCTGAATACTACGTGTCCCCCATGGACCCGGTTTCTCTTGCGAAGATCAAGATAGAGAATACATCCACCGGAAATTTTGGCACAACTAGCATCAAGAAGAAAGAGAACGCGATAGAGGTAGCTGGGGTAGTTGCCTATCAGGCCCAACAGGGGCGTGCCAAGACGGCACCTTCGAAGCCAGCCCAAAAGCTGGAAGTCATCAAGAAATTGAATTCGAAGGGGAAGGCAAAAAAGGTTAGAGCAATTCAGGTTGATTCTGCGGACAACGCTTTGGCCGCACAAGCAATCCTGGGAACTGCTATTCGGGCGTCCAAGCAACTAGAGGGAGGATCAGCAATCGGCGCACCCACAAACGGAGGTTTTGGGATGCGTTTGTTCAGGCAGATCACCCGCCCGCTGGGAGACGATTTGGAAAAAGTTGAGGAAGAAGCTATTGGGCGAGGGCTACACGAAAGTGACATGACGGCCTTCGAAGCCACGATGAAGCCTCAAACTTCTTTGGCGTACATTATCCTGCTGATTAGTACTCTGGCATCACTCGCGCAAGCGGGCGCTGTCGCAGCTAATCTGTTGGCTAATTATCACTATCCCCACTTTTCAATCAGTGAGGACAAGGTTTGTTCAAAGAAGGGAGCGGTCTCGTCGGGTTCAGCACCCACTGCCGACGGGAATACTAAGAGACACAGATTTATGATCCAGATTTTCAAGCTGTTTGTACAACGACATGGATACTACTTAGGGAAGAAGGAATGTAGGTGCAAGAAGTGTGACCAGATCAGGGACCATCCTGATTTCGGGAAACAAGTTAACATCCTAGAACTATTCTTGCTCGTGGTGGCGGTTCTTATGGGAGATGATTTCGTGGGAGTTTGGAATGATTGTTCGGCCATTTTTGACCATTTTTGCGACCAATACTTTGGAACGGTGCACAAGACGGAGCGTAAAGACTTCTTCGAGGGTGCTTTTCTAAAGAGGGTTTTCGCCAAGGACCGTGGGTTTTGGACTACCATGGTTCCGACCGATTCAATCATTCCCAAGTTTAAGGGGCCTGGAATGATGACTGTTGACAACAAGATGTGCGCCTGTATTAACGCCGCAGCTAATTCGAACAACCGAGAGGTGCACGAGTTTTGCAAACGCGTTTACGACAGGCTCTTCGAGGAGTTTGGTAGGAGTAGAGCCGTTGATGAGGCCCTCCTGCAAGACTTTAAGGGGACCTATGAGTGCGTTGGCTTTCCCACTTGGGAGGTCTGTCGCGCCAAACATCTGCCAGTGCCCAGTGACCTCATGATGAGTCACGCAAATTTTGAAAGTGTGATGCAGACCAATTTGCCCTGCAGCGTCACATTGGGAATCG